CGCTAGTGGAGTAGTTTTAACAATATCATAATATGCCTTTATTTTTTCCCGATATATTAAAAAATAATAATTCAAATTATCCACTAGTTGATATAACTGAACTCAGGGGAAATTCATATCCATTAGGAGATATATCGGAAACTGGAAGTATTCCTTCTTTTAAACGAAATATTGGACAATTAGTATTTGCAAGCTCATCTCAACAATTTTACGCATACAAAGGACAAACCACAAGTTCTGCTGATTGGGATACTACTTCAAATTGGGTAGTTATTAGTGGAGTAGATACAAGCGCTTTTGCAACTACTGGATCTAATATATTTATTGGTAGTCAGACAATCAGTGGCTCTGTAATAATTACAGGCAGCTTTAATTTACCAGCTTTAACTACATCAAATCAATTAAATGTAGTAACCATTGACACAGCAAGTGGACAATTATATTACACAGCTTCAAGTGCGTTTGGAGGTGGTAGTGGAGTTACAATAAACAATAATACCGATAATTACATTCTAACAGCCACTGGGGTTGCAAATACAATTCAAGGTGAATCTAACTATCAATTTAACGGTACATCAGTTATTCTAACTGGTTCATTGCTTGCAACTCAATCTTACATATCAAAGATTGATTATGTGGATTTCACAATACTAGATACAGCAGCACATCCACCACACCAAGAAGGTAGAATCCATTGGATTGATGATACTAAAACAATAAATGTAGATACAGATGTTAATGATTTTTATATTGAGGTAGGACATCAACAAGTTGTTCGAGTTTATAATCCAAATACATTTACTTTAACAAAAGGTACAATAGTTTATATTAGTGGATCTCAAGGCACAAGACCGTCAGTAGTAACAGCAAGTTTTGAATCAGATCAACTATCTGCTACTACTTTAGGATTTGTAGCCCAAGATATAGTACATACAGGAGGTACTAAAACAGGATATGTTGTAACTAGTGGTATGTTGCGAGGAATAAACACAAACGCATATACACCAGGAACTCAATTATATTTATCTTCTAGTGGTACTTTTTCAAATCAAGTTCCTGATGCTCCATTACACGAAGTTAGATTAGGAAAAGTTATTACACAGAGCCCTGATGGTATCATATATGTTGATGTGATGAATGGTTATGAATTAACCGAGTTACATGATGTAAAAACTACAACGTATAGTAATGGGGATTTATTAGTTCATAGCGGTTCGCTATGGATTAATTCAAAACAACTAACCGGAAGTTATGGATTAACAGGAAGTTTAGAAGCAACGTCTTTTACGGGTAGTTTATTTGGAACTTCATCTTGGGCATATTCAGCCTCTCAAGCTATTTCCTCTTCATATTCTTTATCATCAAGTTATGCTCTATCAAGCTCATATAGCTTAAGCAGTTCATTTGCATTATCTTCAAGCTTTGCAACTAGTGCATCGAGAGCTCAAACTTCTAGCTTAGCATTAACAGCTTCATTTATTTCATCTCTAAGAGCTACAGGTTCTGATGGTCAAATACAATATAATAATAACGGTTTCTTAGGAGCTTCTGCAAACCTTTTTTATAATGGTAATTTAGTTATACTTAATAATGGAAGTGTTTACCAGGGTGATTTATCGTGGAATGGTATATTAGGTCCAACCGGACAAAAAAGTATAAATGAGAGAGGTGTTTCAAATTACGATGTTATTAATGATATTTGGTTTCCTATAACTTCATATGATCCCAATGATGGTAGATATTATTTTGCTAATTATAATGTGGATTATAATCCCACTACAGCTAGATTAACGATAACTGGAAGTATATATAATACTGGTTCAACAGAGGGTGGCGGATCAGGCCATGTATTAACATACAATACAGCATCAGGCCAATTGTTTTTCACAGCATCCTCTGCAATCGGAGGAGGAGGTGGTCCGGGCGGAGGTATCACTCAATTAACAGGTGACGTATTAGCTGGTCCTGGTAGCGGTACACAAGCTGCAACAATCAAACCAAACCTAAGAAGTGGAAGTTTTGGTGTTACAATAGATGGAAACGGCGGTGTAATAGCGGTTGGTCAAAGAGGATATGTAACTATGCCTTATGATGGTACTATAATAGACTGGGAACTTTTAGCGGATGTAACTGGTACTTGCAATATCGATGTTAGAAAATCTACATTTGCATCATTCCCAACTCAAACTACAATCACTGGTTCTGCACCAATCACAATGTCTGCAGCACAAAAAGCAGCATCATCAACATTAACTGGTTGGACTACATCCTTCAATCAAGGAGATGTGTTTGGATTCACAGTAGTCAGTGCCACTTCAATAACAAGATTATATCTTTCACTAACAACATTAAGATCATAAAGTTATGACGTACAAAATCACTTCAACAAGACAAGCAGGTGAAACATTAATTACAGTAGTTGAATATAATTTCGATACTACTATTGTTACAGCAGAGGTACCTCATTTTATGCCTCAATCTACAGAAGAAATAGAACAAAATATTATTAATAGAGCTTCCTCTGAAATAGCAAGGATTAATGCTGCTAATACAATTGCTAGTTTAATTCCAACATTACCTATTAACGAAGAAATGCCTATTGAGTAATGGCCACCTATTATTTTAGAAATACTGGAACCAACTGGAATCTCACGGCTAGTTGGAGTTCAACTCCATCACCAACCTACACAAATGTAACAACTGTTCCAGGTATAGCAGATGATGTGTTTTTTGAAGCAGCTAGTGCAAACTGCACTATAACAACTGTAGCAGCAGCTGCTGATCGCATAGACTTTACTAATGGCGGCACTTCTAATTACACCGGCTTATTTACAGTTGGTACGACTGGTGCTGGTTCACTTACAGTGAGTAGAAGTTTAGCATTATCACCATCAATGTCGGATGTAACTGGATCTGCAGCTATTACATTTCCTACTAATACAACTTGCGCTATTACATCAAGTGGAAAATCGATACATAGTTTATCTTATATTTCCTTTGGCCCAAACCTAACTTTAAACCTAGCAGATACTCTAATTATAAAAAACAATATAACAACGACATACAGCAACGGTGGTCCAGCTGTAATATTTAATGGAGGAGATATTATGTTGAGAGGTGTATCCTATTTTCAAAATATTACCGCAGGAACATCAACAATGTACATTAATCCACAAGCAGGACAAACTGCATCATTTTTTGCAAGTACATTTGGTACTTTTTCAAACAACTTAATTATAAGTGGATCTGGCCGTGTTAATTTTGATACTGCTATAGTATATGCTTCTGGAAAGATTACATATGTAACGGCAAGTGGAGTTACTTTTACTAATAATCACAATCTTCAACTTACTGCTGGCACTGTTACACTTGATACAGCAGGTATGATGTGGAATAGGTGTGATCTATTTGGAGGAAATCGAATTATGATACTATCATCTAGTCTGAATATTAGTCGATCCTTTTCTTATAGCAACAATAGCATTACAACAGTATCTGTAAACGGATCTAGAATAAATGCATATGGAAATGTGAATATAAACACTGCAGGAGGTATTAACTTAAATAGCGTACATTTAACTATTACTGGCTCAGCATCCGGAAGAACACTAACTAATTTTAATAATATGGTAACTAGTGCTTCTTTAGAGTTTAAATTAACTGGTGGATCAATAACAGTAGCACCATCGGCAATTACGATTCTTAATGGAACTCAAGTTGAAATATTAAATAATTCCACAGGAGGTACGATAATAGCGTCCGGATCAACTATAACAGTGGGTGCTACTGGCATTAATACAACTCCAAGATTCAACACAAATACAATACTATGGGGTAACCTAGTCTCAGCTGGAGCTGCCAATTCAGCCAACACTATAACACTACTATCACCACTACTAATATCTTCTAGCATAACCTTTGGAGCATCATTGAATACAACATTTACCGGTTCAGCAGGCTGGACTTGTGCAAATTTAATATGTACAACAGCAGGTAGAACTTTAACATTAGCTAATAGCTCTTCAGGCGCCTCCTATAGAACAACTGATAACGCAGCATTGACTGGAGGCACTGCTGCAGCTGGAATTGCAATGACATCAAATAATCCAACAACTCAATCAATTTGGACATTAGATAATGGAGCTATTCAATCTTTAATATATGTAAACGGAACAAGAATTGATTCATCTCAAGGTCAAACTATTTGGAGTTTTGGAGGAACTTTAAACGGTACTACTAATTGGGGTACTGGAAGTCGACCTTTAACAGTAGCAAATACATTTGTATGTTAATTAAAAAAGATATTTAAAGATATGCCGATTTGGACTGGATTAGGATTAAATAATAACTGGAATAATAACGCTAATTGGGATACTGTAGCTCCAACATCCACTACGACAGCATTATTTACTGGTGCTGGAGTGAGTGGTAGTAAAGACTGTACTATTACAGCAGGTGCCGCATGTTCACTACTTAGTTGCTCAGCCTACTTAGGTACAATGAGTTTAGCCAACACTCTAACCGTTGTAGGTAATCTCACATTAAATTCAGGAATGGCTATTACTGGAAGTGGAGGTATTTCAAAAACAGGAAATGGAACTCTCATATCAAATGGAGTTACATTGGATGCACCACTAACATTAAATGGAGGCGGCGGTACAGTACATACTTTAGGTAGTAATTGGATAATTAATGGTACTATTAGTCAAAATCTTAATGCACAAACTATTACTGGGGGTGGATTTACTGCAAGTCTTGGTGGAGGTTTAACAGTAGCCGGTGGATTGGGTGCCACCAATGTTACTTTCTTACTCAGAGGAACAGGAACATTATCAGGTAATTATACAGGAAATACAATTGCTGGTTCAACAATCTTAATAAGCAGTTCAGCAGGAACTATAACCCAAGCTGGATTAGCTCTGTCTACGTGTACATTTACCTACGTTACTGGTAGTTATATCTCAACTGGAATAGTGAACAATGGTGGTTTAGGTGTTGTATATAATAATGTGTCAGGAATTACGTTTAATAGTTTAGCTTTTTTAGCTGCTGGCGGTCAAGCAATAACACTTAATTCAAATATGAACATAAGTGGAGGTTTAGCAGTTAATGCATTTGTAGCTGGTGCGATAAACGGGGCATTTACAGTTTTTGTTGGTGGAAATATTACTCCAACTCACGGATTAACTGGAACCGCAACGATAGAAATGAGTGGATCAGCTAACGCATCTATAGCGGCAGGCTCTATTCAAAATAACTTAACTATAAATAAAAGCGGAGGAGCAACAGTAACTTTTCCTGCCGGTGGTACAGTAACATGGGGTGCAGCCGGAAGAACTTTAACATACACCGCAGGAACTATAGTTCCTAGTACATCTACATTTACTATCCCAAACAACACATCCGTAACCATAAACGGCATGACTTTCTGGAATCTAACTATTCCAGGAGCATCAACAACTACTCAAAATACATTAAATACAATTCAAAATAATTTAACCCTAGCAGCAACAGGAAATACAGTATTCACCGGCTCAGCAGGCTGGACTTGTGCAAACTTAATCTGTTCAAATACAAGTAGAACAATAACACTAGGAAACAGTAGTACTGGAGCTAGTTATAGAACTACAACTAATGCAAGCTTAACTGCAACAGCAGCAGCTCGAATATTAATGACCTCAGATAATGCAACTACAAGATCGCTGTGGACATTAGATTATGGTGCACAACAACAACTTATATACGTTAATGGTACTCGTATAGATTCATCCCAAGGTCAAACAATATGGAGTTTTGGAGCAGCATTAACAGATACAGTTAACTGGGCCACTGGATCTAGGCCAGGAACAATAGGATATACCTTTGTTATATAGAAAACAATACTATTTATAATAAACAATCAAGTTATGGAACAACAAAAATTTACAGACGAAGAAATCCAAAAAATTAAGGAACTTCAAGACAAATATCAAGTTTTAGGCATTCAATCAGTGCAACTAAGATTGGCTAAAAAAAGTGCAGAAGACTATCTACAAACATTAGCTGATCAAGAATCACAACTAAACGAACAAATATTCAACGTTAATCAAGAAGAAAAGGACTTTGCTAAATCACTAAGTGATAAGTATGGGGTAGGTTCACTGGATCTAGAATCTGGTTTATTTACACCTAATGAAGCAAAAAATTAACGGTTTGGTTATACGTTGTGATATTTATTATCAAAATAAAATATACACAACATGGCTGAAAGATTAGTATCACCGGGGGTCTTTACGAACGAGAAAGACCTATCATTTCTACCAGCTGGTATTGCAAATATAGGAGCAGCAATTATAGGACCAACTTCAAAAGGTCCTGCTTTCGTTCCTACAATTGTAAACAGCTTTGATGACTTTACCGCTAGATTTGGTGGGTTAAGTGAAGAAACTTATGTACCATATACGGTAAGAACGTACTTACGTAATGCCGCAACTGTTACGATAGTTAGGGTATTGCAAATTAAAGGGTATCGACCAGGAGCATTTTACCTTGTGCATACAACTGAATCAGTAAGTAGGATAGTTGGTGTCTTAGTTCCAAGTGCTAAAGTAGGTGCTAGCGATCAAAAAGATTTATCTGCTACACTAGTAACTGGACTAAACGCAGGTTCAATCAGCGCTTCCGGTTCAATTGGATTAACAATAAGTGGTAGTGGAGTGAGTGCACAAACTGTATCAGCATCTACATTATATACAAGCAATATATCATTTGATAAAGTATTTACTACCTCGGTAAAATCACCTAAGAATGCATTCTTATATGTTTACTGCAAAGATTTCTTATCATCAGCAGAGGGTGTATCAGGCTCAATATCTGTTTATTCTGCATCGTGGAATAATGACGATGGACTAGTATTATCAGGATCTCAAGGAGGTTCAGGTACAGCAAATTACTGGGGATCATACGGACCAGCTGCAACACCATATATTACATCACAATTAGTAGCAGGTCAGGATCCAGTACAATTATTCCGCTTTGTAACTTTGGGAGATGGAACAGATACAAACACAGCATATAAAATATCAATCATAAACAACATTCTACCAGGAGATGATCCAGCTAGCGATTATGGATTATTCACGGTAGTAATTCGCGATTTTAATGATACAGATCAAAGACCGGTAGTACTTGAATCATATTCAAACTGTTCACTAGATCCAAACTCAGCTAATTACATCGGTAGAAAAATTGGTACTAAGTACTATACAGTAGATGCAACATCTGGTGAATTATCTCAAAGAGGTGATTATGATAATATATCTAAATATGTGTATATAGAAATCGATTCAGCAGTAGCAGATGGTGGTATCTCACCAGCATTAAAGCCATTTGGTTATCAAGGTCTTTATCAACCAATTGGATCTAATGCAGCTATACCATACACACTACCAACAGCTTCGTACATTAAATCTAGTCCAACAATTAACGGATTATATAATAGAAAAGCTTACTATGGTTGGAATTTTGGTTCAAGCGACAATGCAAACTTCTTGAAACCGATTCCATCTGGATCATCAGTAATTGCAAATACAAACTTTAACCTTGATGACTGTACAGTTCACCCAAGTGCATCTAAAGTAGACTCTAACTCATCATTTACAGGTGGTGCAAGTATATTAACATCAACATTCAAAGGATTAGATGTTCAGTATATACTTAAATTTAACGTACCATTCCAAGGTGGATTTGACGGTATGGATCCAGCAATCCCAAGAAAAGTTGGTAGCAATATTTTAAGTACTAATTTATTTGGATTTGATTGTTCAACACAAGGACAACCAGGTGCAGATGCTTACGTAAAAGCTCTCAACGTACTCGGAAATGGTGACCAGTATGACATAAACTTAATGGTAACACCAGGTGCAACTATCGCAGACCACGCAGTAATCATAAACAAAGCAATTGAAGTAGCAGAAGATCGTGGTGATACATTTGTACTTGCAGATCCAGTAGTACAGGGATCTACTCTAGGTTCAGCAGTAGCAGCAGTAGCTAATTCAGGAATCGATAGCAACTACGTAGCAACTTACTGGCCATGGGTTAAAATCCTCGATACTGATAGAAACAAGCCAGTATGGGTACCACCATCAGTAGTAATCCCAGGAGTACTTGCTTATAATGATAACGTAGCATTTGAGTGGTTTGCCCCTGCAGGTTTAAATAGAGGTGGAATTTCATCAGCAATTGATATCGAAACCAAATTAAGCTTCACACAAAGAGATAACCTCTACGAGAATAGAATCAATCCAATTGCAACATTCCCAGCACAAGGAATTTGCGTATGGGGTCAGAAAACAATGCAAACTAGACCGTCTGCACTTGACAGAATTAACGTACGTAGATTGTTAATTGCTCTCAAGAAGTTTATTGCAAGCTCTACTCGCTACTTGGTATTTGAAAACAATACGACACAAACACGTCAGCGCTTTATCAACATAGTTGAACCTTACCTTACAACTGTACAACAAAGACAAGGTCTTTACGCTTTCAGAATTGTAATGGATGAAACTAATAATACACCAGATGTAATCGATCGCAACATCCTTTACGGCCAGATATTTATCCAACCTGCAAAAACAGCTGAATTCATCGTAATCGACTTTAATATCTTGTCTACCGGAGCAACTTTTGATAATGCTTAATATATATAAGAAATAAAGACACATGGCAACATTAATTCCACAAACAGACTCAATGTTCACCCCGTTTGAACCTAAAGTTCAAAATAGGTTCATTCTTCGTGACACTGGTGGTATTCCAGCATTCATAGTTAAAAAAGTAAACAGACCTCAGATGGAGTGTGGTGAAGTGGTATTAAACCACATCAACGTACAACAAAAGTTCAAAGGTATTTGTAAATGGGGGGATATTACAATGACACTCTACGATCCAATTGTACCATCTGGTGCGCAAAAGGTAATGGAGTGGGTACGTACAGCTCACGAATCAACAACCGGACGTGATGGATATGCTCAATTCTACAAGCGTAACCTAACAATCGACGTACTTGGTCCAGTAGGTGATGAAGTTGAGAGATGGAAACTCTGGGGTGCATTCATTAAAACATCAAATTTTGGTGATATGGATTGGGCAACAGAAACTCAAATTGAATTACAACTCACACTTGCAATTGATTACGCAGTACTAGAATACTAATAGTAAATTACACCTGAAGAAAGCCAGTCTCGAAAGAGCTGGTTTTCTTTTTTCTCTATATTTATAATAAAGTTATACACTATGTCAAAAGTAACAGAAGTTTCAGATGAACAATTAAAAGCTATGATCACTGGGAATTACCAGAATGTAGCAAAAGAATCAACACCAGACGTACCAACAGAAGTAATTGAACTACCAAGTAAAGGTATGTTTTACCCAGAAGGACATCCTCTTGCATCAGGTAAGATTGAAATGAAGTATATGACCGCTAAAGAAGAGGATATACTCACATCTCAAAACCTAATTAAACAAGGAGTAGTAATCGATAAGTTATTACAAGCATTAATTGTAGATAAGTTTAATTACAACGATCTATTGGTTATTGACAAAAATGCACTCTTTATCGCAGCAAGAGTACTTGGTTACGGAAAAGACTATGATGTAGAAGTAGCTTGTCCAGCTTGTGGTGAGAAATCAAAACACACAATTGATCTAACCTCTTTTGAATCTAAGGATGTAGATTTTAATACCTTCACGAAAGGTCAGAATGCGTTTAACTTCACACTACCGGCATCTAAAAAGGTACTAACTCTAAAATTCCTCACACACGGTGATGAAAAAGCAATCGAAGAGGAGTTAAAAGGTCTGAAAAAAATGAGCTCCCTAACCAAAGTTGATCCAGAACTAACAACTAGGTTAAAATATGTGATCATCGCAGTAGATGGCAATCCAGATGCAGTAACATCTACATTCGTCAATAATATGTTAGCTGCAGACTCTTTTGCATTACGTAAATACTTAAAGGAGATCACACCTGATATTGACACAACTTTCAATTACACATGCCCACACTGCGGACATGAGAATGAAAAAATACAGGTACCGATCGACGTGTCCTTTTTTTGGCCTGGGGTCTGATTATCGACCCCTTATCTTCGACCAGATCTTTGATCTGATGTATTATGGGAAAATGGGCTTTACCTTTAAGGAACTTTACAATCTACCAGTTTGGTTAAGAAGATATTACTACCTAAAGTTGGCGGATGTAAAGAAAAAAGAGCGAGAAGCCGAAGAGGCAGCATACAAAAACGCATCTAAAAAAAGATAGAGTGATACTCAATGGGTTAGGTAACTTGTTGGGTATCATTATGTTTATTTACCTACCAAAGTTGTTTTTTTGAAAAAAAGGTATGATCTTTAGATATAACATTCAAATACAACAACTATGAACTTTTTAGACAACCTCGCAAAGACAATAGTATTTATTCTACAGGTAATTATTGTTGGATTGATACTTGCTTATCTAAGACATAATCACCGCTGGCTATACTACCCAATTAAGTGGTTTGTAACTATGATAATGTGTTTAATGTTGGGAGCTTTTGGTTTGGTGGTGTTTAAATTAGGTGCTGAGGTACTAGGAATTAGTATATCGGAAGGATTTAGTCAACTTATGTATGATATTGGAACTTCTACTAACTTAGCTAAAGCGGGATTTATTTTTGGATTAGGTCTACTGATTATGGGATCATTTGTAGGATCTCTTCTTGATACAACAATATACCATATTGAAGCCACCCTATTTAGCGGTACTATCATGCGATACGATCCAGTAAAGAGAAATACTGTAACAACTACTTCAGTAGCCTGGAATCCAACAGTCAATCAATCACTAATTTGGAATTTATATGGTTTCGCAGCCTTTTTACTTGTTTGGTATAGATTACTATCATTATAAAACATAGTCACTTGCAGTTTTCACAAGGAGTTCATAACGGACTCCTTTTTTTGTGCATATTTATATGTATATAAAAATGTAAATGGCCACAGCACCAACATTTGATTTTAACGACTTTGGAAGACAGTTACAAGCTAGTATAACAGAAGCAATTAAAAAAGGCCTCAAGGAAGGCTTAGGTAAAATAGATACTAGTGGGATTAAATCAAATATAAATTCACTATTTGACGATTTAGATGTTGAAACTAGACTAGCTAAACCGCTAAGTAGCATACAGAATAAAATAAAACAACTTGATGCCCAACTAGCAGCTGGTGGGCAAGACGCTATTAATATTGCAAATCAGCAGAGTAGTCTTGAGGATGAGATATACATGAAACTTGCACGACAGCGGGCTATACACGAAGGCATCAATCAAGGATTAAGTAGAGAGCAAAGAAATCAAATTATCCGAAGATTAGAATCTGCAGCACTTGAAGGGAAGTATGATCAAAGCTTGATGGAGCAAGCAAAGAGACAAGCTAAGCAAAAAATAGATGATTTAAAGTTAGCTCAAATTAGAAACGAAAAACAAAAAGACTATCTTGGTGCTTTAGAAGCAACAAAGCAAAAAATGGATAGGATAAAGCTTATAATGACCGATCCAAAACTCGCAAAAACACTTATAGCTACCGAAGGTATAAAACTTCTGATTAAAGGAATGCAAAGTCTTCGTCAAGAGTTTGATAAATTCCGCGAAGAAGGCCAGACAATAACACAATCTCTTGGAAGTACTATTGATACTGTAACTCTAAAGTCTGTCTTATTTGGATTTAAGACAGGAGATGCACTTAGAGCAGCTCAAGCAGAGTTAGGAGACCTAAGTGCAGCAAGTGGAGAGGCAGCTGATGATATGGCAGCCTTAGCAGCAACTACCGGAACCTCAGCTCAAGTTGCAGGTAAACTACAAGCATCTTTGCAACAATTACCTGGCGCAACACAAAAAACATCTGTAGAAACCGCACAATTTGCTGGAAATCTAGCTCGAGCAGCCAATGTAGCACCAGGTAAGGTGTTCGATTCTATGGCAAATAGCAGTGAGGAAATAGCAAAATTCTCAGCTGATGGTGGTCAAAACTTCATCCGCGCAGCTGTAGGTGCAGCTAAGATGGGTGTTGAAGTTGGCAAGATTGCAGCAGCTGCTGAAAGCTTACTTGAGTTCGAAAATTCAATAAACAAGCAGATGGAAGCATCTGTATTATTGGGTAGAGAGATAAACTTTGATAAAGCCAGAGAATTAGCAATTCAAGGTGACTTAATGGGAGCTACCCAGAATATGTTATCTCAACTCGGTGGTGAAGCTGAGTTCAATAGAATGAATCTCATACAAAAGAAAGCATTAGCTGAAAGTATGGGCATGTCTGTTGCAGATATGGGTAAATTAGTGAAAAATCAAGGTAAGTTTAATGAAGCTCAAAAAGAAGCATTAGCTAATGGTGAGTCACTAGACTCGGTGTTAGCAATGGGTGGGGGCTTTCTTGATAAGTGGGGTGCACCAATTAAAGACTTTGCAATAGGAGTACTACAGGCAATACCAACAATGCTTGTATACGGAGCTCAGATAAAAACAAACACAATTTTACGCGGTGAAAATACAGCTGCAGAAAATACTGGAATATTTACACGAATAAGAAGTACGGCAGCAACAGCAGCAAATACAATAGCAACTACAGCAAACTCTGTCGCTCGAGGCGCTTGGAATATTGTTACGGGGATTGGTAGCGCAATTGTAAATTCAAGCATTGTTGGATGGCTAAGAGAAACAGCAGGAAAAGCAGCAAATACAGCAGCTACAATTGCAAATACAATAGCTAGGTGGTTAGGAATTACCGCAAAAGGAGCTGATGCAGCTGCAAACACCACTTTATCAGCATCGAACGCTACCGTAGCTGCAACATCAGGTCCAGCTGCAGGTGGTATTATGGCAGTAGCGCAAGCCGCTTCTGCAGGAGCCTTAGGTATGTTAGCATTTGGTGCGGCAGTTCTTATGATTGGCGGTGGTATTGCAATTGCTGCATTAGGAATGGCGGAGTTAGTTAAATCCTTCAAAGATCTAACTGGCGAACAAATACTCGGTGCGGTTGGATCTTTAGTTGTTGTGATGGGAGGCTTCGTTGCGATTATATACGCAATGATACCAGCTATAGGTGCTCTAGGAGCCGTCGGTTCAGCTGTTGCAGTTCCATTACTTGCATTAGGAGCAGCATTCCTCTTAATGGGTGCTGGAATTGGGATTGCTGCACTGGGATTATCGACTCTGGTGACAAGTCTGAAGGATATACCATTTGAAAATTTACTAGCATTACCATTAGCTTTTATAGGTATTGGAGCTGGATTATATATGATAGCAGCAGCGGGATTTGCGGCATTACCTATACTAGGTGCATTAACAGCATTAGCAGTAGTTGCTCCAGCACTTAGTGGATTGGGTGATATTCTTGGTGGTGGTGGAGCTGAGGAAGAAAGTAAAATGGATGTGGTAGTACAGAAGCTAGATCAGCTTATATCAGTAGTAAGTACACCAGCAGCTGTTACATTGGATGGTAGAAAAGTGGGAGATGCAATACGATTAAACATAAACGGAACAGCAATAAGATAAAATGGCTAGATTATTCCAAACAAGATTAAAAATAGAAGAACAATCTATTGATATAATTCCCTTCGATCCTAAAATAAATCAAGGATCGACTACACCTATACCATCTGATCCAAAAATTGAACAAGGATTAACAACACCAATATTGAGTAGTGTAAAAATAAATCAAGGTGAAAGCGCTATACTAAAAACTATTGAATTTAATCCAAACCAAGGTCAAATCGAAATCTCACCAGTAAGACCAATACGATACGATACAGCAGATCAACTATCCTTGGATTTAGAAAAAGCCAAAACGGATTATTTTGTTTTAAGACAGTCAAACCTTTTAAGACAAAATCTACCAACAATATTACCAATTCTATCACCAGGATTTACAACTGTACCTGGCATAGTAAATAAGTCCTTCCCTAGCGTAATATCGTTAGAGGATAGATTAAACCAATCGAGAGTTGCTGGTAGTACAACTGGCTTACCTCAATTCTTTCTATCTGATTTCTATATAGGGATATTACCCGATATAAGATATAGCTTTAGTCCAAATCAAGGAAGCATTGTAATACAGTCGCTTTTATTTATTCCAAACCAGGGAAGTATTACAATAACTAATTTTTCATTTACTCCAAATCAAGGAACAATTACTATAACCCCATATAGCTTTATACCAAATCAAGGAGATATTATAGTTAGTTTATTCAACTTTATTCCAAATCAAGGAACTGTTACAATGAACAATGTAACCACTTCTTTTATTGGATCACTATCATTTAGCTTTTTACCAAATCAAGGTAGCGTAACTATCACTCCCTATGGATTTATTCCAAATCAAGATGCGCAAATAACAGTTACAAATCCAATAAGCGCTGATCAGGTTCTAATAGGACAAGGAGTAACACTAGATCTAGCAGGTAACCTCGTTTCAATCATAGTACCTCAGCTTATAACTGCAATAATTAATCAAGGTTCTACAACAATAACAATACCTGAATTTACGCCTGAGCAAGGAACAACAACTTTATCGCAAGTAGAATTTATACCAGATCAAGGATCTACAACTCCAGACACAACCTCGTCAATCAACAGTATACTAAAAGCTTTTTTGAAACCAAAAGAGGTTCACGGTGAAGCAAATTTAAACATACTTGGATATGAATTAGATAGACTACTAGCAAGAACATTACCAGAAGTAAAGCATGGTTCGACTATATCAATATTAACTAATTTTGCAACAACCTTTATACCAATCCAATTAGTTAATAATAGTATATCAACAATACCAACAACATCTACATCACCATCCGCGAACTTCACACCTCAGTTTGACACCCAAGATCAAACAGACCTAACTGACTCACCAAATACAAGATATAAAGAGGATCGAGTAACTGTTAATGGTCTAGATGCACTACCACAAAATAATAACACTCTTGAAAATTACCTAGAAATAGCTAATACTAGAGCTGGATTATCTGGATTTTATCGACAAAGACAGCGAGAAATACAACAAGGTAACGATAACGCAGGTAAAAGTAGAAGTGCTCAAGATAATAATATTGAGCAAGGATACATAAAATTTAGTATATCCTCCATTCGTGATGGTACAACAATTACATTTAAACCCTACTTAACAGCATTTTCAGATAATTGGGCACCAACATATACTGATGTAAAATATGTAGGTAGACAAGATATACAAAAAGTATTCAGCAGCGTAACTAGAACTGTATCAATAGGATTTAAAATGGCGGCAACTAATGCAACCAATATGAAAACAATGTATAGTAAAATACAAAGTTTAATTAGAGCTAGTTCAGTTGGTAAGTATAGTGGCAACCCATACATCATCGGTCCAGTTTTAAAGGTGACTGTGGGAGATTATATAACAAATGCACCCTGCATTGCAACATCTCTTAAAGTAGACACAAACCCATCAGAATATTCGTGGCGAATTAATAGTGGATACCAAGGCACAGATATACTAGATGTCTCTATGGAACTATTCATGCTAGCAGATAACAATGGTGCAACTTTTAATTCTAACGGTACTTTCGTAAGTATATAATATGGCAGTAGCAAGATATAATAATATTCCATCAAAAAAAGCAGGAAAGGTAAGCGTAGTTAGATCAACACTTTATCCAACAATAACACCTAAACCAGGAGATATCTACGTATTAACAGATTCATCAGATCGGCTAGATCAACTATCCTATAAGTACTATGGATCGGTTAAGTATTGGTGGATTATTGCACACGCTAATAAAATATCAAAGGGTTCAATGGCTCTCGAGTCTGGATTGAAGATATTTATACCAAGAGATGTAGATTCAATACTAGAAGAATATACAAGGCTTAATGAGGTTATATGAGTATTTTTGAGAACGCAACCGTACCAGGTTCGCTAACAACAGAATTAGCTAACAGAGCTAAAACATCCGTTAATTTGTGGAATGCATCCAAAGCAGCGTGGGTGCACGTTATGAGTATGGCTGATACTTGTGCTAGAGGTCCAATTGCTTCGAATGGCAATTACATCTATACAGCAAATTATGAAAGACCTCAACCAAACGTTAAAAGTGTAAAAGTCACAAAACAAGGAGAACTTGGAACAACTCGAAAGTGTACATTGGAATTACAAGCTTGGACAGACGATCAACTCAATGAAATAGCAAAATGCTACTTTCTACCTGGAATGAGTGCGCGAGTTCAATTTGGCTGGAGTGTAAATGCAGCTGGTAGTCCAGGAACCACACCAGTAACAGCGGTATATACTGATTCAGAAGCTTATTGTAAGATTTTTGATAAAGCTAGCAGTGAGGCCTGTTATGATGGATTTCAAGGAAAGGTAGCGAATTATAACTACTCTTTAAATGAGGATAATGGTTGGGATATTACAATCGAGATTATATCTGCAGCAAATTTTGTAGCTGAGACTAAGATGGATAGTACCAATAATAATTGTGAATGTACAGCAAAAGTAGGCGACAGTAAGGTACCATTAAACAATACAAACTTAATGCAGTCAGTATTAAATACTCTAGCTACACCGGAAGCAGCAAAAGCGTTAATAGCATCACTGGGTCTGTCGAGTAATAATTTTTGTCGCATAGCTTACGAAGGTGCACAGAGGACATCTTTTGGTGAAGAGGCAACGAATTTTATGGCTTGGTTAGCTGGTGTTACGGGCACGAATGTTGAAGAGAACTTTATATCCGTAAGAGCTCTTCATACTATGATAAATAAATTTGCTCTTCCAGAGGTTTTTGGTAAAGTAGATACAACGGGAGTTAAGTTAAAAACAAAAAATATAGAGTATGTTTTCTCATCCGATATTCGAATTTGCTATGTGCCAGGTGGTACCTACAGTAACAAGTTAATACAAGGAGTCAAAGTAGGTAGCCCTCCATCAGCTATTAGCGGTGAGTTTTTGATACTAGATAACGTGATGATAAACACAGTTTATCTAATGAAGGTCTTGAAAGAGATGTCATCACAGAGCGACGGTGAAAAGGGATTATCTCTACAAAGATTATTGCAAACAATACACACAACAATCAATAGTAAATTAGGCAATTTTTGGAGTTTAGAAATTTTAGATGCAACAGGTAAGTGTGAAGGCGATAAAATTCCAGTAATACAAATACTAGATACGGCAACTGCAGAAACAACATCAACAGTAACTATAGAACCCACAAAAAGTGGACAAACTAGTATAACTAGAGATATTAAACTGGAAACAAAGCTAACAGATAGTATGAAATCAATGGCACTATATGCTTACGTTCCAAATCAAGGTAATTCCGATCCATGTATAGGTAAATTCACAGCATTTAGACAAAATAAAGCAAAAAACCGTGCAGAACCAAAAGCAGCTACAACAAAGACTAAGGGTGCTAGTATACCATGTACTTTTGAAAATAAGGACATGAAATGTGAAGAAAAAGCAGATCCAGTTACAAAATTTAATGAAGCTCTGAAAAAAGTACAAGATGAAATTACGGAGGATGGTGTAACTGCATTGGAAACTGCAAGGAGTGAAATATTAGCAACATTAAACACAGAAGCACAATGTGATACTATATTGCCTTTTGAATTTAGCTTTACATTAGATGGTATTGGTGGTTTTAAATTTGGACAGTATGTAAATCACCCACGAATACCAGAAGGAATTAGAAATGTTTGGAAATTTCAAGTTACTACTGTTGAACATGAAATATCCGACAACAACGATTGGAAAACTACTGTTAATACTGTAGCAAGGTATAAATCTAAATAATTACAATGAGAAAGATAAATCCATTAGCTGGCATAAGTAGAGCAGATACGTATTTATATACTAAGGGATTTGAGTATTCTTTAGATGGTAATAACTACATAGGTGAATACCATCTAGTGAACAACGAACCATATACAGAACCAAGACAGACACGAACATCACAAAAATTAACCAAATTCTATCCCGATCAAGAATTATATTTGTATGATAAGCTTAAAGAATTTGAGAACTTAGTAACCGACTACGTAGAGCCAAAGCCATATATAATTAGACCAGAGCTTCTAGATTATAAAGCTGGTTACTCTTTAAGATACTTCGTTGAAAAAGCTTTTGGATCTGATAGATATCCAATGGAAATCGACATACTACAAGCTCAAAAGTATAATAAACCTAATCAAATTAATGGCGGTTTATATAATCTAGCTACAATAACCTGGAAGTTGACGGGACCTTTAAATAATAGATACGATGACAAAGGTATGATATTGGAGATGGGTATCTATGAATATAACGCACTTCAAGTGGAACGTGCAGCACAAGTTATACCAAATATAAGCTTCATAATAAAAAACTATATAGAGTTTGCTAGACCGAGATAAATATCATATAGTTAAATATGATTATAGACTCGGAGGAATTATACAATAAACTATTTCCAAGCACTAGATCCTATTTTATTATCCCGTTCGGATTAGATAATAGACTACATAGTATTGAAAGCAATCTAACAGCTGTAGTTCTCATTGATATAGAATCAGAGAATACCTACACCATAGCTATAAACCATCCGGATGCAATCTATACAAAATCAACGATTACTGAAATACTCACTTCTAATAATGTAGTATACAATAAGCACTTATTTCAATACAATGGATATGACGTAAGTAACATTCCTGATGCTGATGTAGTTTCGTATTTGACAATAAACAAGCTGCCTGAGCAAACAGAGAACTCACTTATTAATTATTACAAGCGGAAATATGCTAATTGCTTACTTATTAATAAGATAATACCAATTCACAAGCTAGAAGAAATTGGATATGAGTTATTTACAAAGTATCTATACGCATTAAATGAACCAGTTGAAGGTATAGAATATTACAATAAAGCGCAAGAGGTCTTTCATAATATTGAGAAAAATGGCCTAAAGATAAACAGTCAGCTATTTAATGCATTTTATGGCAAGACTCATGCACAAGTGGGTGAGTACTGCTATGGCAAATACAACCTCTTTACTTCTACTGGCCGGCCAAGTAACACGTATGGTGGTGTTAATCTAGCTGCAATAAATAAGGATGATGGTTCACGAGACTGCTTTGTTACACGCTATGAGGATGGTATGTTATTAGAAATAGACTTTGAATCATATCACCCGCGAATAATATGCGATCTAATAGATTATGATGTAACAGGAAGCTTATACGAACACCTAAGCACTCTATATTTCCAAGGACAACCTACAACAGAGGATCTTGTAAAGCAAAGTAAAGAAAATACATTCAGACAGATTTATGGTGGTGTAGATAAAAAATATCTCGATATTGACTTTTTCAAGAGAATTGACGATCTGACCAAATCACTTTACTCATTCTACAAAAAGAGTGGTTATGTAGAGCTTCCGAGTGGAAGAAAGTTGCGTATGGATAGAGAAGAAATGTTTGCTCCGCAAAAGGTATTCAACTATTTCATACAAGCACTAGAGACTGAGAACAATGTTTACTATTTAGATGAGTTTCTTACACTATTTAAAGATACATCAATATTACCTATATTGTATGTTTATGATAGTATTTTGTTTGATTTGGATAAAAAAGATCACAGTAAATGTATTGAAGGTATAAATAAGGTTATTGACACTAACAAATATCCAATAAAAATCAAGGTAGGACCTACCTATAATGCATTGAGAGCACTATAGACTTATACGTTTGGCATCATCTTAGCATATTTATGTGAAATAGAATATTGATGAAGCCACAATTGTTGTGCACATTTACGTATATAGATCAATTACCTACATGTATAGGTAGTGTTCATAAAATTTACAACAACGATGTTGCAAATCTGAAATGTTATTCCTATATTGATACTCCAAGATGCATCGTGTGCATCTACAATGTATTTACAAACGAAAAAAGACTAAAAGACACAATATCAATAAACCGAAAAAAAGACACCAATACGTTCTACAGTATAAATGCTCTTAACAGCCTAATTAAAGTCCTAAACAATGGTATACTGGACAAATCTTTCAGGGTAGAGTGGGCAAATTATATGAACAGTTTGTTATTGTCAGATGGGTTCGATTCTTATAAAATAATTAAAATTAAAGAGTTAACAATCTGAGTTGTCTGATCGGTTTTTATTTACTATAGTAACTAAAAATCAATTCATATGGCAATTAACTTAGATCAAATCAAAGCGAGACTCTCGCAGATTCAACAATCCGCAAACAACGGAGGTGGTTCAAAGAGCAGCGACTCTATGTGGAAACCACCAGTAGGTAAAAGCGTAATTCGTATCGTACCGTACGCTTTTGACAAAAGCAATCCTTTTATTGAGCTTTCATTTCACTACGAGATTGGTAAGCGCACAATGGTATCACCGACATCCTTTGGACGTCCTGACCCAATCTTAGAATTCGCTGAAAAGCTTAAAAAGACTGGAGATAAGGATGATTGGAAGCTTGGTAAGAAGATCGAACCTAAATTCCGAGTATATGCACCAGTAATCGTACGTGGTGAAGAAGACAAGGGTGTTCGCTTTTGGTCATTCGGAAAACAAATCTATCAGGAGCTTTTAGGTATTATCTCAGATCCTGACTACGGCGATATTACAGACCTTATGAATGGACGTGACATCACAGTAGAGCACATTCCAGCAGAAGAAGGTAATGGCAAGTCATTCCCATCATTTACAGTGCGTGTGAAACCAAACGTAACACCAGCAACAGCCGACAAAGCAATCGCAGAGTCAATTGTAAATGGTCAGAAAAACGTAGAAGATATCGTTGGTGAGATTTCATACGATGAGATGAAACAAGCCTTAGAAAAATGGCTAGACCCTGAATCAGATGCATCAGCAGGAGCTCCAAAGGATGATTTCTTAGAATCAATGAATAATCCATCAAGTATCAAAACTGCTAAAACGGCTACAAAAGTAGAAGACGTAACATCAGCATTCGACGAATTATTTAAGAAGTAATCGAGCATGGCAAAAAAAGCAGCAGGCGTACCTGATGAAATATCAGGACGTGACGAACTAGCTACGGCTCTAGCAGAAAACTTAAATAAGAAGTTTAAAGATTTCAAAGCCGTACATTTTCTAGGTGCAGAAGAAACACCAACAGATTTAACTGAGTGGGTATCAACTGGATCAACATTGCTTGACATTGCTATATCAAACAGGCCTGACGGGGGATTCCCCGTCGGCCGTATTGTTGAGCTGCAAGGAATGGAGGCATCAGGCAAGAGTCTTATTATGGCTCACGCACTTGCAAATACACAAAAGAAGGGTGGTCTAGCCGTATACATTGATACAGAAAATGCATTAAGTGAGGAATTCTTGCGTGCAATCGGAGTTGATGTAAATAATATGCTTTATATTCCACTTGAGACAATTGAGGATATATTTGAAGCCATTGAAAACATCATCGAGAGTATTCGTAAAACCTCCAAAGATCGACTAGTTACAATCGTTGTAGACTCAGTATCAGCTGCAACTACCAAGATTGAACAGGATGCAGACTTCGATAAAGACGGTTGGGCAACTTCCAAAGCAATCCTAATGTCAAAGGCAATGCGTAAGATTACTAATACAATCGGTAAACAGCGTGTGTTATTACTTTGTGCATCACAACTTCGTGAAAAGATGGGTGTAATGTTTGGAGATAAGTACACAACTTCTGGTGGTAAAGCATTGGGATTTCATGCAAGCTGTCGAATTCGCTTGAAACCAATTGGAAAACTCAAAAGTGGATCAGGTGCAACTGAGCAGATTATTGGAGTACAAACAGAAGCTCAAGTGATTAAGAATCGTATGGGTCCTCCATTTAAGAAAGCTGAGTTTGACGTATACTTTGACTCGGGTATTGATGATGTTAATAGCTGGTTGAAGTTGCTCAAGAATTATGGCAGAGTTAGTGGATCAGGAGCTTGGTATCAAATTGTTAATGAAACTACTGGTGAGATTCATAAGTTCCAAGCAAAAGATTGGCGATCTCTTATCAGAGAGAATGCAGAACTCCGAGATTATTGCCTCAAGCAGATTTACGACATATATATTATGAAGTATCGCACAGACGGTGAAATCGACCCAGATAGTGTTACATTGGATGAAAATATTGAGGACTAATAGTGTTTTATTGTTGTTAGACTATTTATAATAAACAAAAAGTTAATAATCAAAAATACAATGAAAGCGCAAGAATTA